CTTCTTATTCCAGTGTTTCGTGTTCGTAAGGAAGCCTACGACACGGGTGTATGTTTCGGTTGCTTCTCCACCACAGACAGGGCAGAAAGTTTCACCAGCCCAGACGTGACCATGAGCGCACTGGTGAATGGCATAGTTCACCGCGAAGTACACCACACCCTTCTTGCAGGCCATTTCGATAAGGCCGCGCATGATAGCAGGTCTCTGAATACGCTGTTTAGTATTGATGTGGAGGATGGAACCGCCATCACAATACTGGTCAAGCACACCCTGAGTCTCCATACGGGTAATAAGGTCAGCCTCAGAATCAGTGAGCGGGATAAACTGGTTGGAGTAGATCATATCCTCTTCATCGTGAAAGGCGAGGATACGGTCTTTCTCCGCCAGCTTCACGGCACTGGACTCAGCGGGTACCTGCTCCATATTGTGAGGGGCATTGTACTTAGCCTTACAAAGTTCATTAGTGTGCTGAATAGTCATAAGGACTTCTTCAGCCTTCTTCGTGCCTTCGGGGGTTTTGATGTCATACCCCATAATGTCGAGGGCTTCATACAGACCTGTGATGCCGCAGGTAGAATACTGGCGACTGAGGCTCATGTAGCCCAGATCGTACAGAGGCAGGGCACCACGGGAGATACGATCTTTCAGGAACTCACGCTTGGCGGCGTTAATAGACTGAGCCATGTAAACATAGCCCACAATGTCCTTAAGGAAGTTCTTGAAGATGTCGTCATAGCTGACACATTCAGAAACAGCGATGTGTGCTACACGAGGAAGGTTGATGGTACAGACACCCATTGAGCCGATTTTGGTAGAGCCGCTACCGAAGGAGTTGGTATAGCCAAGACCCTCGGATTCAGAGCGCAGACGACAGCAAGAGCTGAGAGTGCTAGACTTACCCATATAGATGTTAATGAAACCGTACTTGAGGTTCTGTTCGGTAATCAGATCGAGGAACTCTGCATCCTGAACATGACGTTCCACACCCTCCTCTGAATAGACACTGAAGCAAGCAGTAACCACAGGGAAGGTAATAGGTGTACGGGCGAGTGTTTCATTCATGCACTGGAGGAACCATTCCTGAACCCACTGAACCATTTCCATCTTCACCTGTTCACCGAGAATGACGTAGCTGGGAAGAAGCTGTTCGAGGAAATAGCGGTCATACACCGAGACATTGGTGAAGGGGGATTGGTTTCCCCGAAATTCCCAGTTCAGGGTGTAAATGAGAGAGGTAAGCTGTTCCTTAACGTAGCGTTCGATGTTCTCCACATCCCAACGAGGGCCAGCATTACAGACCTTGATATGATGATCGTAGCCAGTGTCGGCAATCCTCTGAACATAACCAGCCACCACGACAAGCAGATCAGCAAGACCAGTAGCGCCAAGGGTAGAGTTTGCGGCATAAACCGTGAACTGCTCGACCTGACGCAGGAAGCTGTGGAGGGACTTAGGAGGATCGACCTTGAGGCGATTGCTCATCTTGAGACCTTCCATCGCAATGTCGTTCATCGAGTAGTTGAAGCAGTACGGACGCCCACAATCCCAACTGTCGTTGATGTAGATATGACCAAGGACTTCGGACTCAATGGCAAGGTTGGCGTGTTCCTCACCTTCGAGGTTCTTGAGCATGAGCCAGAGATTATACAGGCTGTTGAGCTTGCTGTTCGGCTTTGACAGCTCATAGGCATAGGTGATGGTATCACGCCCAGAAACATTGGCATTAGCATCAATAGACACCTCAGCGGTATTTTTACCTTCCTTGTTCAGGCGGAAGAAAGCGCGAGTGGACTTGTTGATGTCGAGCTGATCGGGGTGGATACCTTCGAGTTTAAGAAGCTCTTCAGGATACTTTTCGTACATCCCTTCAATGAGCTTGGTGAAAGCCGGGTCGAAAGAATAGCTGATCTTCAAAGTTATGCCTCGCAGGGGATGGTTTCGATGACGTGAGCCATGTCCGGCTCGAAGTAGTTAGGGCCTTTCAGCACCTTGCCATCTTCACGATAGATAGGCTTACCGTCAGCACCGAGCTTGCTCATATTAGACTGCCAGACCGAGAACATAGCGGAATCGACATCTATACCCACAGCGCGGGCCATCCAGTACACCACGAACAGAAGGTCTGCCAGTTCCTTAGCGAAGTGCTTACGGACGAGAGTGTGGTTACAATCATGGGGGGCATGATAAGCCTTGATGAGAGCCTTAACTTCTTCAGAAAGTTCTTCACACTCTTCAGAGATAAGGTTCATGCCGAGCTGAAGGACGGCAGGATCGGAGAAGCCGCACTTGGTAGGCTGACCGAAAGCCTTCATAAATTCATCGACCATCTGAGCATTAGTCAGCATGGCGCATCCTTTATCGTTACACATAAGGTATTCCTTACTGAGGGTCTTTGTTGCGGTTGAAACGGATGAGACGGTCGAGATAGACCTTAGCTTTCTGAAGGTCTTCGAGACCACCCTTCTTACGCCAGCGGGTGACATACTTGATGATGTTTCCTTCGCAGAAACCTATGTCACCGTTCAGGCACAGGGAGATGACATCACCATGACGGGAGTCGGGGTAATGGAGGAGATTTCCTTTTTCACGACCAGCGACTACTTCAGGAGGCACAGGTGCTACTCTCGCTTCAGTAACTTTACTGTCTTGCCATTCGCTGAAGAGCGAACAAGAAGCGCAGGGGTCAACGTAAGTAGGTCTTCCGTTGTAGATACAATTACTACAGTTTTTCTCCATAATTCGGACTCCAGAGCTTCACGCTCTTGTTTTTGAAATCGTAATCAGAAGCCCGAAGAATACGGGCGACACGGGCCTGAGTGATAGCTTCGGCCTCGCTGAGGCCAGCCTTTTCATAGGCCGCTACAACAGCTTCCCACATTTCCTGAGGGGTATGGGCGGCTTCAAGAATCTTTTCAGCCTTGACCTTACCGACACCCGGACAGCCGGAATAGCCATCGGTGCTGTCACCCATGAGGGTCTGCATGAAGAACCAGCGGTCTGCTTCCTCTTCCATCGTGAAGACCACACCATCGTCAGGCTTATTAAAATTGAAAAACCATCCGGGGATGGTCTTCATATCTTTGTCCACACTGACGATGATCTTCTGTCTATGTGGTTTATAGCTCTTCTGGGTTGAGAGGATACCGAGACAGTCATCGGCTTCGAGACCCGGTCTGATATAAACAGACTTTTCAGGAAGGGTCGTCATCAGGTGTTCACGAAGAGCCTTCAGTGCCACAGGGCGAGGCTTGTTGTCTCGATTAGCTTTATACGAAGGAAGCACCTGCCGTCTGAACCCACCGTTACGATCAGTAGAGAAACACAAGGCGCAGTCTTCGATAGCCACATCGAAATATTCGAGAACAGGTAGAAAGAGCGACATGAACGCCGCCTCTGCCTCAGCCACATGACAAGCAGGAAAGCACCAACCATCATCAAAGGTTATGATCTTCTCCGCTCCAGCGGCGGCTTTATAGGCGAACACGTCCGCGTCTATGAGAAGGAAAGGCTCCTTAGTAAAGGGCTTCATCGGTATAACTCCAGCGAAGGACAACATTTTCAAGAAGGCAGGCAACGGTAACGGGGCCGACACCGCCCGGAACAGGGGTTCTCAGATAGCCGTAATCCCACTCCACATCCCCTTTGATGCCTTCGGGGGTTTTAGAGATACCAGCATCAATGATACAGGCATTAGAAGCATTACTGGACTTGATGAAATGAGGCTTACCAACCGCAGAGATGACAATATCAGCATTACGCAGGAGCTTCACTCGATGGTTCCACTTCGTCTTAGAATGACAAAGCGTGACCGTGGCATCGTATTCAGACGCACTGAGGATGTGAGCCAGAGGCTTTCCCACAAGCTCACTCCTCCCAAGGATAACTACTCGCCTACCCTCCGTCTGAATATCGTAGTGCTGAAGAATAGCCATGACAGCCTTCGCTGTGGCAGGGATTCTCCACATGATACGTTTACCTTTGTAAAGGTAGCCAGCCGAGGAAGTAGTCAGACCGTCCACATCTTTATCAGGATGGATGCAGTCAATAAGCTCCTGAATCTGCCAGTGAGAAACAGGAAGGAGAGGTAGCTGAATGATGATCCCATCCACATCCCGCTTCCTCCCTTCGGCATACACCATTTCTCGGATGGCGTGGTAGGGAGCAGCATAGCTCAGGGCGATCGTGGTACATTTGATGCCATGTTTCTCACACGCCTGAACCTTCTTCCCAACATAGATACAGGATTCTTCATTATCCTGAGCGTAGAAGATAACGAGATGAGGGGGCCTACCCTTCCGTTCAAGGTTGTGGTCGATAAGCTCTGAGATGCGTTTGTATATCTTATCAGCCACAGGCTTTCCTTCAAGTCGCCTAGTCATTCTCGTCCCTCCATGCGTAGTGAGCCTCACAAAGAACAGGTCTGCCATCCTTGCAGTGATCTTCCATGATACACTTCGGGCCAACGATGCCACTAAGCCACGGGAAAATGTCGATCACAATCTCTGACATCTGAGCCGTAAGCTCCCTGATTTCATCCTGAGCCGCGTCACAAAGACGGGTATGGCAAAGATTGAGGAAGGAGCGCAGGTTGATAGACATGACGATCTTGGAGCGGGAACCTTCAGGGAGAATGTATCTTGCGTCTTCAGCTTTGATGTTGTCTTCCAGCATACAGCTATACAGCTCGTACATTTTGAGGACATCGGTGAGGTTCTTATGGTTAATGAGCCATTCAAGGACATCTTCAGGAAGCATGAGCAGAACGTGCCAAGGGGCATCATCAAGGTCGATGCTGTCATACAGCTCATTCAGATTCATCTTACTACGAACATAGCGCTGACTCTGCTGGCTATAACTGGCGATACGATGACGGACGAGCTGGTGGGTGGTGACACGAGAGACACCAGAGATAGCAAAGGTAAGCTGAACGTGTTCGAGCGGGGATTCATGCCCCTTTTCGATACACTGTCGGATGAACGGGCCGCAGGTTTCACGAATAAAAGTAGCGTTAAAACGGTTAGCGGCGATAAGGGTGTCCGCAGAATACTGGGAGTAGCACTGACGATAGGACGACCAGACCTTGAGGGTTTCGTAGTCAGAATCGAAATCGCTCAGGAGTTTGACCTTGAGATTATCCATGAGAAGATTCCTTCATAGGGAGTGATTAGGGTATAGAAGATCACCGCGAACCTGAGCGTCCTCAGGCCGACCATGTTAATTCATGCGTCACTTGCGCTGAACTGGCAGAGGTGGCGGTGTGCTATCGGTTGCCCTCTACGCTTATTAGCGCTAGGCTTAGAGATGAGAGGTCAAAAGGCAGATAAGTAAGGAGACTGCCTTGAAAGTTGACATTAAGATTCTTGTTGATGTGGCAGAAGTGTTAAAGGTACTCACTGTACTTCTTTACCTTTTTTATTAACCTCTAACCTCTGATTCTTTTGGGTGGGTTTGAAGAATCAGGGAAGGTAAAAACCCACAACTACCCGACATCTATAATATAAATGAATAGACATCTGCCTTGTCGGGGGCCTCTCCCTTCCCTTAGTGTGTATCAGCCCAGTTAGAACCGACTTTGAACTCGCCTGTTGTCGGGCAAGGAAAGCCGAAATGCAGACCAGCAAGTTCGATTGATCGAACAGCGAGGTTGCCAAGAGTTTCGGAATGTTCGGGGAGACAGTTGAGCTGGAACTCGTCATGCACATGGAGGACTTGAACGTAGTCCTTGCCGCTGACAAAGCCCTGCTCTGCCGCAAGCTCATGGAAAAGGACGGTCGCGTATTTCATCATAACTGCCCCAGCACTTTGTAGGAGTGTGTTCAGAGCTGAGTGCTGAGATCGAATACGGAGCTTTCGCCCATCAACCCCATAGAGGAATCCACGGGCTTTTGCGGCGGCTTGTACTGTTTCAGTAAGCCGCTGAAGAGCTGGGATGTTCCGATAGAACTTAGAGCGTAGGGCTTTACCCTTCTGAGACTGAGTAGCTTCGGATGCTGTAGGGGCAACAATAGAGCCGAGCTTCACATCACCAGCCCCGTAAAGCAGAGCATAGATGAAAGTTTTGGCATCGTTACGGGTAGGCAGGCCAGCCGCTTTCTGGTTTTCGGTATGGATGTCACCTTCCAGAATTACCTTGGCATATTTCCCACCATCATAGCGTCCCATATAGGAAGCCAGCATACGAAGTTCCAGACCAGAAGCGTCACAGCCGATCATGGTCATACCGTCAGGGGCTTTGAAAAGAGTACGGCACTCGTGACCGTAAGTTCCTCTTGCTGGGATTTGGGCAAGGTTAGGACTGTTATGAGTACAACGTCCTGTAACAGCGCCGCAGGTGACGACCCTGCCGTGAATACGGGACTCTTTCGTAACCAGCTTAAGCCATGCCTGATTACCCTCAGCCAGCATCCCGATGATCTTTGTGAGTTCAAGATACTCGGTGAGCTTCTTACAGCACGGATACGGGAGACTCTTCAGTACGTCTTCATCCACAACAGGCTGACCTGTTTCGGTATAAAGCGCAGGTTGCCATCCAAGTCCCTGAAGGCGCTCCGCGATCTGTTCACGAGAACTAGGGTTGAACGGTATGGTATGCCTCTTGATGAAAGGAACACCTTTGACATAACCACGAGTTCGATTGTTGACCTTAGGAATGAAGATTTCCTCTTCTACTTTAGGGGGGAACTCTTCCTGAAGATCACGGATAATCGAATCACGTTTAGCCGCTAGATTTGAGTACAGTTCGACAGCCTTAGGCTCATCAAAGAAAACACCTGTGCGCTCCTGCGTGAAAATGACTCGCTGGAAATCATGCTCTAAAGCGAGAGCTTCAGGGCTGTATTCCTGGTCTAGGATCAAAGAGTAAAGGGACTCAAGAACCTCTACGTCCTGCTCACAATATGCCTGCATTTCAGGCGACCAGTGATCCCATGCGTTCTCTACAGTCTGAGCGTAGTCCCCTTTAAAATTCCCAAGTCTGTAACCCCAAGCAGAGAGTGAGTGTCTTCCAATAAGTTTTCGTGGAAAAGGCACAGACACACTCTTACCCTTAGCGGCTCTTCGTTCTTCCTTTCGGATTCGATCGAAGTCCTCGTTACTGAGGTCTGACCAGATAAGGCGGGAGGCTGTGAGGGTGTCGAAGACGTGGTGATCGCTTCCTGTAAAGAGGCCATCTTGTCTGTAAAGTTTTTCCAGAGCAGGCACGTCAAAACAAAGCCCATTATGGGCAATAAGCAGAGGATAAGAGGCCAATAGTTTGAGGCCATGTTCAATCTCCTGTGGGCCAAAAGAAAACTTTTCCTTGGTGAGCCAGTCCTTAGCGCAGATGCAATGGACTTTCGTAGTAGCATCAAGAAGGCCGTTGGTTTCTATGTCAAAAAGAAGGGCCGGAGTTCCTTTGTCAGGAATCCAGCCCCAGAAATTGCGATGAATGTCACGTTGCTTGAACATTAGAAGTCCTTTTCTGTTTCTTCCACTTCCGAACCTCTTGTTCCACACGAACCTTCTTCATCAAAGATTGTAATCGGGAGCAGTCTTCCGGTGTCAGGGAAATAACGACAGCTTCCAGCTTCTCCAGTGGCTCCGAGTGGTCTGTTTTTGAGGACTCGGATGTAGGCAACATGGGCATCGTCACCTTCTGCCTGCTGATCTCTTTCGAGTGCAACAACTCCGTCAGATAACTGCTCAAGTGAGCCTGAGCCTCTGAGGTCAGAGAGGCTAACCTGCCTGCCTTCATTGTATGACTTTCCTTTATCAGGACGTTTGAGGTGGACAACCGCTATGACCATGACACCTGTTTCTTCGATGAGGGATCGGAGCTTGGTCATAAAGAGGTCAATGGTTTTTCTCTCGTCAGTATTACCCTCTGTCTCCAAACCAGACACGATGATAGAGATGTGATCGAGAACGATGACATCACAGCCGAGGCCGGTAATCATGTAGCGGATTTTAGAAAGCAGAGAGTCGATCTGGGTAGAACCGAAGTGGTCATAAATCCACCAACCAGAACCACAGACTTCCTCAAAAGCCTTCTTCATGTCTTCCTTAGGTGTTTCATTGAAAACCTTAGGGAGCCATATAGGACGGTTGAGGTGGATGCCTATGTAGCGGCGGGCGTTTCGAGAAGGGCTTTCCTCAAGCGCCATAATGCCAAGGTTAAGCCCATGTTCCATGTGGAGATGATAAGCGACTTCGTTGACAATGGTGGACTTGCCTATACCTGAGCCAGCGGTGAAAAGATAAAGCTCTCCTTTGCGGAAGCCATCGAATTTCTCATTCAGCTCCCGATAAGGAATAGAATAACCTTCACGCGGGGGTGTCATCAGGTCTTCCCAGAGGTCTTTACCAGCCTTGATACCATCAGGCCGAAACTCTTCAGCGTTCCAGAGAGCAGTGACAAGGGCCTGTCCCTGATTATTCATCAAGCACTCATTGGCATCCTTGGCAGGAAGTGAGGCGATACAAGTACGTCCCACAGGAAGGATTGAGGCGCACTCACGGGCGGCAGTCTGCCCCGGATCGTCCATATCGAAAGCAAGTACAATGGTCTGAAATGAAGAGACCCATTCGAGGTTATCACGGATGGCACGAACCGCTGACTGTGCGCCATTAGGAAGGCTGACCACAGGCCAACGATTTCCCTGAAGCTGACTCACAGAAAGACAGTCGATCTCTCCTTCAGTGATAACAAGACGCTTCCCACCTTTCTTCCAAAGGTGCTGACCAAAGAGCTTGACGGCCTTCGCTTCACCCAGCCAGCGGAACTCTTTTCCCTCCATGCGGAGATGCTGGCCCACAATGTTCCCGGACTGATCGTGAGAAGTGGCGACATGACAGGGAAGACCGCGATATTTGGAAACACCATAGCCAAAAAGCTGACAGGTTTCCTGAGTAAGACCACGTTTAGTAAGGGGGCGGAAGGTCACATCAAGAAGGTTTGAAGGCTTCTTACGATACGAAGAAAGGGAGGATGAGCCTTCACACTCACCCTCCCCTTTTTCATAATATCCGCAGGAGAAGCATACGCCGTGACCATCAGAATAACGGGCGAGGTTATTCCCGTCTCTGTCGTTACCTGTTTCCCTACACTTAGGGCAGGCTTCGTGCCTTATGAAGGTTGATCCTTCGTTATCCTGTTCATAGTCCTTGGCGCTCATGTCATCTCCTTTACACGGTAGAGGTGTTCAGCTTGTTCGAGAAAAGTTCGTCAAAAGCCCTTCGCTGGGCGTGGGTAGGCTTGTGCGCCAGCCATTCCTCAGGGAGGTTAGGGCCTTGGGCGCAGGGGAATCCCATCTTTCGGCACCAGTCTTCAGCTGTCATCAGTTTTGTGATGCGCTGTTTACAGGACTGGAAAAGAAGCCGTATATCGAGATCAGGATACTGACGTTTGACCTGCATCATCTTAGTGCGATCTTCGATAGTGAAGCGGCCTTTGACCTCGATAAGGATAGCCTGATCGGGAAGAACGAAGTCCGGCTTATAGCGGGCCGAAACGGTCATGGAATAAGGGATCATGCACGGCTCATAAAGAGCTGACTCAGGCAGTCCTTTAGCAACCGTAGCCTCAAACTTAGATCGGAACCCTGTCGCTTCCCTTGCCTTATTCCACTTGCGGAAAAGTTCTGCCTTAGAAATCGGCATCTTCAGAGCCGGATTCAGAGGCGACTGCGGGGTAATCTTCGGACACAGCTTCGACAGCTTCGTCCCGAACTTCATCCGCAGTGAAGCCACCATCTTCTTCAGCGAATCCATAGTCTTCAGCACTGCGTTCACCAGCCTTGTTGAGCTTGAGAATCTGGACAGCGTTCAGATACAGGCTGAGACCACCCATACCCTGACCATCAACGAAATAGGGAGCGGCAACGAAAGACACCTTAGCCACAGTGCCGTTACCGGGTTCCTCCTTCAGAGCTACCTTCTGATTCATAGAATCGAAGAGGGGGACAGACTTCTCACGCTTTCTGCCCGTGTTCTTATCAGTCACGAAAGCGGCAGTCTTGAAGCGCCAGCGGTAGTTACCAGTAGGCTCATCGTTTTTGTCGTATTCCGGCTCACAGATATTATTGAAGGTGGGCTTGCCGAACTTGTTACGGGCGGCAGGCTTGAGCTGGGAAAACTTCTCTCTCGTATATTCACGAGCCTCTTCGATCTCCTCAGCGAGAACAGACTTCAGACGGTCAGAATCAGAGGCGGAAAGGATAAGGGATACGGAGAAGGAGCCTTCGGGATTAGGGTACTTTTCGGTACCATAGTCAGGGGCAGTGAGATGAGCGAAAAGAAGGGTGCCACGGGGAGTAGCATGAGAGGGGCGGCGCTTTTTCTGCTGTTCAGCCATTGTGTTATTCCTTTTCAGATATGAGTTTAGAGTTTCGTGCTTTAGCCAGACGTTCTGCGGCGGCTTTACGCTGTTCTTCAGTAAGCTGACGGGGCTTTCGATTAGGGGACTTGCCGGAGCGGTAGGCATAGAGAGGACACTTCACAGCTCCACAATGTTCGACTTCGTGACTGGAACCAGCGCAACAGTCGAGACACTTGGCACGGATGGCTTTCATAGGCGTTGAAGTGTTAAGACCCTCGGAATCAGAGCCTATAGTGTCGGGAAGAAGGGGCTTACGGGGAGGCATGGCCGCCTCACTTCTTACTGGTAGCCCAGACCGCGACACCACCGACACCACAGAGGATCAGGATGGTGGCTACAAGGCCGATCCAGAGGGGAGAAAGAACCCACAGCCAGCTCCACGCGATGACTTCAGTGAGCTTAAGGGTAACGAAGATGAGAGTAAGGAGACCGATGAAACCTATACGCATGATGAACTCCGATTAAAATTTGTTGGCAAAATGGAAAAAGGTGAAGCCGAAAACGAGGATAACGACCTCTATGATCCAGCCTTTCCAAGAGCGCTTCTTGTAAGGGTACTTACCGATTTCTTCAGGATGGAAACGAAGCATACCGTCGATACCCAGACCGAGACCGACAAAAAGGAAACAGAGAGCGCCAAAGATTTCGAGGGTAAAAGACATGATGGTATCAAGCATTATGAGAGAATCTCCTTTTCGATGAAGTCCTTAGCCGCACGATACTGAGGGTAGCGGTCATTGCCGTCAGTCATCGCATTTTTGGCATAGACGATGAGGTCGGGAACACGGATGCCTGTAAGTTCAGAAACCAGAACGAAACACGATGTGAGGCCGGAAAGCATGGCCCCTTTGTTCGGGTAGTTCTGAAGCGTAGAGACTACAGCCATACAGGCTTGTGATGACTGGGCTAAAGGAGCCGAAGCCATCTGCTGACGGAGGGTGGTAGATGAGATCATCGCATAAAAACTCCTATGGCGATTAAATGTGGTGGGCGCGGAGGGACTTGAACCCTCGACCTGCGAATTAAAAGTCCGCTACTCTACCCTCTGAGTTACACGCCATTGTTATTATGAGTGGGGCATCGTGTAGGAATTGAACCCACATCTCCTGAGTACAAAACAGGGATCATACCGTTAGACCAACGATGCGTATGGAGGAAGGTGTGGGCTACGACCCCACGAGACAGGGGATCAGCCTGTCTGTCGGTTTTCAAGACCGATGCAATAAACCAGCTCTGCCAACCTTCCTGAGATGAAAAAGAAAATGGGCCGATTTCGGAAAACCGAAGCCGACCCTGCAAAGACCTGTGCGGTCTTTCTGAACGCAAAAGAAAAGGTGGTTATTAGGGGCTGACCCCGAAGGAGAAGACAGGGCCAGCCCAACCACAGGAGAAGACGTGCTTATGAGTAAGCACTGGTAGAGGGTATGTTTAGGAGTTGTTTAAATATTATTTAATAAAATATCTTATTAAGATTATCCTAAAAGATATTACCTAAACAGGCTTAAACAACTCTTAAGAGAAACCTGAAAAACGGCTTAAGCCCCTCTTCAGATGCCTGTTCGGCGGAGCCTCACGGTGTTTCTCTCATGTATCGGATACTAAATTAAACACGTTGATTTCATTAACAAAAATCCCTCCCATCCAAAAGGACAGGAGGGATAATCAATGCCAATTAGGCGAAGAAGAACAGAGAGTTCTTCACCTCTTCCACGTCAAGGTTTCCGAAGGACGGTCGAGAAGGCAGGTCTTCTGCGATAAGGCCGTCACAGTTCTGCTTGAGGAGATTTTCCTCGAAGATTTTGAGCTGATCGGTATGCCCGAACATGGACACAAAGGTTTCACGAAGGGTCTTTGCCAGAAGCGGGGCATCTGCGGCATGAGTGCCATAGCTGTCGTGTATCATCGCAAAGCTGTGAATCCCCTGACTCACACAGTCGAACACGGTCTTCTGAAGAGCGGCGGCATCAAAGGAATGAACGAAGTTAGGAGAGATCGAGTTCGCCTGTTTAACCTTATTATAGCCAACTTCGTCTGTGGGGTTGTGGATAAGAATCATCTCATCCCCTATCAAGGTTCTTACACGTTCCGTCTTATACTTCCTGTATCCCTGCTTGATAGGCAGACCGCAAGGGGTCTCCCAATAGATCGGCCTATCGAGTTTATTCACAGCGCGGGCGATGCTCTGGAGATAGTCCATAGCCTCACGCGCCTTGACCACAGTGGTACCGATCTCATCCCAGATATAGCGGGCAAGAACAAGAGAATAACGGCGGAACTCGGCAGAGTTCTTATGCCAGACGTTCTGCCCTTCGAGCCATTCGCGGGTGTATTCGATACAGGACTGCATGGTGCCCCCGTAAGGCATGACCATTACCTGTCGCTTGGTAGTTTTGCGGGTGATATGAAGTTCGCGGAGAACCTTAGCATCCCTGAAGCGATTAAACTTCATTTTGCCTGAATCGGTCTCGATGTCCACATCAAGCGCTTTATTCTCGGAATCGCTGAGGATACGGTCGATAACCTTCTGAGCTACGATACCGTAGATGTCATTGGGCTTATCGTCAGGTACAAGGTTTACGGCCTGCCCGCCAATCTCATCGCGGAGGATCAGGCTGAAAATCTGAAGACCGTTGCACGTCCCATCCATAGCGATAGGGAGAGAAGAACGGAAAGCCAAGCCTTCCGCCACATAGCCAGCCCATTCCTTACACGCGGCAAGGAAGCAGAACGGGCTGTCAGCATCCATCCACCAGTCGTTTTCAAGAGGGTCTTCAGCACAGGCCAGAATCTTTTCCTGATTCTGAACCGTCCAGCTGTAGCGGTCATCAAGGCTCACCTTGTCGTTGCCATAAGTGTTACTGACATGGACTGCCAGCCACTTCACCGCCTGCATATTACCCAAAGGCTTTGCTTCAGCGAACCTAAGCAGGCCCTTAGCAAGGTCAGTCCCCTGCGGGGTGAGGTACGCGGGGATGGTATAGATACGACCTCTAAAGTCGAGCTGATACGGGAAAAAGAACTGGTCGTATCTACTCATGGTTTTTGCAATCTTCAGGGTTTTGGCGACAGAGATACGCTTGCCCTGCTCCCGTGCATTAAGCTCACGAACCTCCTTTGCCTGTTTCTTCCACGCTTTAAAAATTTCCTTATCACAGGTCTCGAAACACTCATGCTTGATAAGGGCAGAGGCAGAGTCGGTGATGTCCTTCCCGCATACAGGGCAGAGGGGGAGATGATGGAAATCCTGAGGAGGTAGATCAGCACGATCGCCGCCAGCGTTCCAAACAGCTTCAGCTATTTCGAGGATGTCAGTATCGACTTTCCATGCGGTAGCCTGAAGAGCGTTCACAGCATGACGGACTTCTTCAAGATGCCCGTTGATGAGAAGGCTGTTCACGGCTCTGAGGTATTCCTTGTCACGGGACTTGATGAGCGTGGTCGTAATGTCAGGATGCTGATACCAGTATCCGCCATCATACATCGAAGTCCACGGCTGAGGAGGAATGATGCAGGGGTAATAGTCGGGGTTAAGCATTTCGGCATGGGCGTTATGATGCGTAACCCAGTCCATGACTTTAGGAGAGGCATGAACGTGATAGAAGCCGTTCTTCTTGCCGTGCTTCGCGGAGTCCAGTTCG